ACTTCGGTGGTAAGTTGGGTGTTAAGTACGTTTTCTGATTCAGTAAACGAACATAATTATCAAGACCCCTTCACAGGGGTCTTTTTTTATGCTATAATTTCAGAGTTGGTAAGGGCATCGTCAATAAGTCCCCCCGATGGTACAATGGGGCTGAGTATAAGCAGCATATGTACCCCAACTGCTGCATGTCCCTTTGGTGGTTTCAGACATGGAGGCGATAGGAAACCACCACATATATAAGTTGCCCTAAGCGGATCCTAATGAAAAGGCTTATTGGTTTAAACATAGTAGTAGCAGCTGCTGCTGCTTTTGCAGTACTTGGTGCTGCTGGTTGTGCAGAAGCACGAACACGACTCTCAGGAGCAGGTGCATCATTCCCATCTAAAATATACCAAAGATGGTTTGCCGACTTCGCAAAAGAAGGAGGACACAGAGTAAACTACCAAGCAGTTGGTAGTGGTTCAGGTAGAAAAGCATTCCTAGATGAAACAGTGGACTTCGGAGCATCCGATGATCCTATGAAGCAAGGTGATATAGCAAAAGCAAAAAGAGGTATGGTTCAGATACCTATGACAGGAGGCACGATTGCTTTCGGTTATAATAATCCTGATTGCGATTTAAAACTTACACAAGAGCAAGCAGTTCAAGTTGCTATTGGTGAGATTAATAACTGGTCACAGGTAGGATGTGATGACCATGCGATGACATGGGTGTACCGTTCTGATGGTTCAGGTACTACAGCATCATTTACTAGATCGATGAATGAGTTCAGTAAGAAGTGGAAACTTGGAGTTGCTAAATCAGTTGCTTGGCCTGTGGGCATAGGTAACAAAGGTAATGCTGGTGTTGCTGGCAACATTAGAAATCAAATTGGTTCTATTGGTTATGTTAATCAGTCCTACATTAAGGGTGAAGTTGTTGCTGCTGCCCTTGAGAATAAGAATGGTGAGTTTATTACACCATCAGTTGAGTCGGGTGCTCTGGCACTCAATGGTATTACACTCGATGAGAACCTCGCAGGGACAAACCCTAACCCTTCAGCAAAAGGTGCTTACCCCATTGCTACGCTTACATGGGTACTTGCTTATGAAACTGGTAATGGTAACAAGACTGAAGCAGTGAAGGATACCTTTAAAACGTTACTCTCTACAGAGTATCAAGAGAAGGCATCTGTGCTAGGTTATGTACCACTCAGAGGTGACATCCTTGAGAAGTCTCGTGCTGCTGTCGAAAGGATATCTAAATAGTATACTAACAATTTTATAATGACTGCTCCAACTTTAACAGACTTAATTTATATTAAGAGAAATTTCTTAAGTCCAGAGCACTGTAAATATATCATTAATGAGTTTGAGACAAGTCCAAACCCACCTCAACAAGAACATTGTCCTCAAGCCTTTAGTGGTGTAGATACATACTCTACATTTTCAGTTAAGGATTCTCAATATAGAAGTGCTAGCTTCTATATGATACATGAAACTATTGAACAGACTATTAATGAGTATTGGGATTACACTGATACTTTTGGTGCTTTTCATGTTGCTAGAAGGGGCAGTATGTTATTCCCTCATAGGTATCGTCTTATGAAATATGAAAAGGGATCTTGGATACATCCTCATGTAGATCATGATACTGGTATCTATGGTAGTTGTACTATAAATTTAAATACTGACTATGAGGGTGGTACATTTGCTTTTTGGGGAGGACTTCATAAAGTTAAGTTGGGATTGGGTGATGTGATGATTTGGCCAGCAGATTATTTCTGGGTACATGAAGTAGAGGAAATTACAGCAGGTACTAGGTATTCTGCAAATTGTTTTTTATGTAGAGAACCAATGCATTTACCAGAAGAATGCAAATATAATATCAGGGGATGTGAGCCTGCTTTTACATGAGTGCAATTCATTTAAAGCAAGAGTTTAAATACTGTGAAGGTATACCTTGGGATGATGTTGTAGATAAAATTAATAATGAATACAAAGAAGGAACATTATCCTTCTTTTCTTTTCATCAGTTACATAAAGGTCCGACTCAAGAAGGTGATGACATCTACGGATTTATGGATGGATATTTACCAAATAATGAGAAGGTGAGTCCACCAACATTCGGATTACATAATGAGTATCATCCAAATAGAATAGGTGATGTTGCAGAGATGGTTAGACAACGATGGCCTGCTAAAGAGATGCAAGTGTTTGCTTCTCTAGGTGGTGGAGGAGCAACTTATGGTAAGCATAAAGATCCTATGAATGTATTACTTGTTCAGTCTGTTGGTATTATGAGGTATGATGTTGAAGGAATAGGTATGATAGATGTTAAACCTGGTGATGGTATATACATTCCAAAAGAAACATATCATTGTCCTTATGTTATAGAACCAAGAATAACTTTGAGCTTTGATATATAGTGTACAACAAAAGAGACCTGAAGGGTCTCTTTTTATATGGAGATTTAAATGAATGTTTATTTAAATTTGAAGCAAACTAATTATGGTGGTGAATCAGATCTCTTGACACTTGATGTGCCTTCGAGTTATACTGAGGAACTATTACGATATGTTAGACCTATTGCTGAAGAAAAAAATGTACCTGAGTCTCGTATACTTAAGGACATTATAAAAGAATCAATTAACGAAATCCAGAGGAGAAACTATGAGCGTAAGAGTCGTAAGAATGCGAAACGGTGAAGACGTAGTAGCCGATTTGTATGAAGTGACATCTAAGGAAGACACTGAGAAGCCAATAGCATTTCAGTTACGTCATCCTTACAATCTGTATCTAACAGATCCAGCACCTGTAGGTGATGGAGAAATAAGAAAACTATCTTCACCAGAGATTAGTTTTCAACCCTGGGCACCATTTTCAAAAGACCATACCATCATGCTTAAACTTGATGAAGTGGTGAGTGCTTATGAAACCTTTGACGAGGTTATTGACAAATACAACGAACTAGTGGAGGCAGTTACACATGGAGGAGGAGATGATGCAGCAGCAGTTGAAAGTGATACTGCTGAAACAGAGACAGGAGTACCTGTTGGGGAAGGTGACGGAGCTGGATGAGGAACCTACTATCCTTATAGAAAGATGTTATGAGGTTATCTCTGAGGAAGAGATTGTACCTTTCCCATCATTTACAGCACAACGAGATGTCTTCTTGACATCTGATACGATTATGAGTATACTAGACCCAAGTCCAAACTTGGTTGAATTATACAACAGTAAATGAGTCAGTTCTACACCAACATTCAACTAGCTGGCGACACTATCCTCTATAGAGGATATCAAGATGGAACTCCAGTACAATTTCGTACTAAGTTTTCTCCTACTTTATATGTTCCTTCTAAAAAGAAGGAGAAGTATAAGACACTTGATGGTAGATCAGTTGCTCCTATGGAGTTTCTAACTGCTAGAGATGCACGAGAGTTTATTAAAAAGTATGATGGTGTAGAGAATTTTGAAGTGCATGGTTATGAACGTTTTGTATATCAGTATATAAGACGTGAGTTTCCTGATGATATTGATTATAATATCAATCAGATGAAAATCTTTGCATTGGACATTGAGGTTCAATGTGAGAATGGATTCCCTGATGTAGAAGCTGCAGCAGAAGAGATGCTTTCGATTACCATTAAAGATATGGTATCGAAAGAATTTTTTGTATGGGCAGTTAGAGAGTTTGAAGTACCTGATGGTGTCAAAGCATTTATCTATGACACTGAAAGGGAAATGCTCACTCACTTTATTAGGTGGTGGGTAGAGAATACACCAGACATACTTACAGGATGGAACGTTAACCTATATGACGTACCTTATATTGCACGTAGGGTGAATAGGATATTGGGTGAGAAGTGGATGAAGTCATTATCACCTTGGAACAGAGCAAACGAAAGAGAAGTTTATGTACAAGGACGTAAAAATTATGCTTACGATGTGTCTGGTATCAACATTCTTGACTATCTTGACCTTTACCGTAAGTTTACTTATACTAACCAGGAATCATACAGACTCGATCACATCGCTTTTGTGGAACTAGGTCAGCGTAAGGTAGACCATAGTGAGTATGATAACTTTAAAGACTTCTATACATCTGATTGGCAGAAGTTTATTGAATACAACATCCAAGACGTTGAGTTGATTGACAGATTGGAAGATAAGATGAAGTTGCTTGAACTTGCTATAACTATGAGTTATGATGCTAAGGCAAACTTCGAGGATGTATATTCTCAGGTACGCATGTGGGAT